CACCGTAACACCAGTTGCAAGATTACCTGAGTATGAATATGTTTTTCTTGAGACTTGTGCGGTGTTGGTGATGAGACCATTATTAACGTACATATTTCCCATAATACCGACACCACCAGCTACCTTGAGAGCGCCTGTAGTTGATGATGTCGCCTCTGTCGTATCTGTTAGGGTCACCACACCCGAGGCGGACAAGGTAGTCATAGCTGCTGCATTAGACCCAGCTAGGGTACCATATAGGTTTGTTCCTGTGATGGTAGCACCCTTTACCATGGCCGAGGCTGTAATGTCGCTCACCGCAGCTGTATTGGACCCAGCTAGTGTACCATAGAGGTTTGTTCCTGTGATGGTAGCACCCTTCACCGTGGCCGAGGCTGTCAAGTCACTCACTGCGGCTGTATTGGACCCAGCTAGGGTACCATATAGGTTTGTTCCAGTGAGGGTTGCACCCTTCACCGTGGCCGAGGCTGTCAAGTCACTCACCGCGGCTGTATTAGACCCAGTTAGGGTACCATATAGGTTTGTTCCAGTGAGGGTTGCACCCTTTACAGTCCCAGAGGCTGTAATGTCGCTCGCAGCCACAGTGTTAGACCCAGCTAGGGTACCATATAGGTTGGTAGTCACCAGTGTCCCAACATTGGCAGCTCCATGAACATCTAGGGCATATACTGGATTTTTTGTAAGAATACCTACTCTGTTATTCTCTGCATCTACGTGGAGAGTGTTCGTATCCACCGTCAAGTTCGAAGAGACGTACACGTTCCCAACGACATGGAGACCGGCATTGGGGGCTACTGTGTTGATACCCACACGATTCTCGAATCCAAGAACTTTTAGGGTATTTGTATCTACGGTGAGGTCTTGAGAGAAAACACCCCGAAGTGCGTAGAGATCTTCTGCGATACCAACACCACCACTGACCACCAGAGCACCAGTTGTCTGTGATTCGGAAAATGTTGTATCGTTTATGATCACACTATTCGCTACGACATCTTCGAAATTCGCATTCAAGCCGTGGACATTCCCGGAAACACCCAAACCACCAGCGATTTGAACCGCTCCAGAAGTCTTTGAGGTTGTTGAAGTTGTATCAGAAACAGACACACTGTCTGCAGAAAAGGCACCGACATTTGAAGTCCCGTGAACATCCAAAGTAAATCCTGGGGCGTCAGTTCCAATACCAACCCTCGAGGTTGAAGTATCGACAACTAAATCATTGGTTCCAACTGTGAGATTGTCTGTGATTGTAGTCGCTTCGTTCACCACTAAATTATGTTGCACCTCCACATTTCCTATGAGGTCAATCAACATTCGATGTGTCTCATCTTCGTAGTGAAGGATGTGATCATCCGTGAATGTATTTTGTGTATAGCTAATAGAAAATCTATGTTCATCTGCGTGATATATGACAGCGACGTTCGCGTACGTACCCCCATCTTGGTGTTCCATCATAAAGCCCGTATCGAGGTTAGTGACCGAATTGTTCGCACCAATACCGAAGATTCTATCTTCTATCGTGACGGATGTTGAAGACACTATAGTATTGTTACCACTGAGGGTGATATTCCCCAAGAACTCCGCCTCGGCTGCGGAAATGACATATTTCCCTGTACCTGTCAGGTACACTGGAGACTGTTTGAAAAACCCATCATGATCAACCATAGGGAGGTATTTCTTATTTGGATCTACGAGACCGGTCACAGAAATGTTGGAACCTACCTGAAGGTTTGAGGTGGTCACGAGACCTGTGGTCACGTTCGTGAATTCTATGACATTCGAAACCACATTCCCAGCTGCAGAAACTTGTTCGAACGTTTGAAGTTGGGTCAACAAATTAGAAGGTTCAATCTTTTTGAGATCATTGTTATCATCATTCACATATACATAGTTTATGTCGCCCTCATCGGCAACAATTGGAGCGTTGGGAATATCATTGGAACGACCGATACCCGTGACGAACATGACACCGTTCGTTGAAGCACCCGAACTCTTCAACCCAACGATACCAATATTTTGGATTAAATCGGTGGACCCATACGGTTTCACGTTGGAGAGGTGTCCAGGGTTTGTATTACTCACGTAAACTGTTTCACTTTCTATGAATGGGATACTCACATTATTCGCTCGTCCGAATGTGATCGCATGCCCAGTCTCACCTGGTTCGAGATCCTGATCAATTATACCAATGGAGGGCATTCTGGCGGGATCACTCGCATCTGCGAGATGGACTTTGAGATATATACCGTCTCGACCGACGACACATACAGCATCACCCTTGGACATGGATAACACGTTATCATTTTTCACATCTACCACGATGGATTCTAAGAAATCATTTTTCCATTTTTGTGTGATATTATTATACACGAGTGTATGACCAGTTTCTAGAGCTGAAATCTGAACACTATTGAGTTGGTCAAGTTTGACTTCAACATTGGAGGTGAGGTCGGTCGTCAAAGCGGTCGTAGGGTTTGTAAATCGAATCGTGTTGGATGTTGTGTTCCCATGGTCGGAAACGACTTGGAGTGTGACATTCGAAAGGAGACCACCGTCACCGAAATACGTGAGTGCCTGAATGTTCGACGAAACGTATGCGTTCCCTTCGACGTGGAGTTCTGTGGATGGGGTCAAAGTCTTGATACCGACCCTGTTTTCTGTAGAGTCGACATAGAGTGTGTTCGTATCCACCGTAAAATCGTTCGCGACCGACCCCGAAACCGCCGTGAGCGCGCCCACGTTGGAGGTTCCGTGAACATCGAGGAGGTACGCGGGTGCTTTCGTCCCGAGACCCACGCGACTTGTCTCGGCATCCACGTGGAGTGTATCCGTATCAACCGTCAAATTGGAAGAGACATACACGTTACCCACGACATGAAGATTGGCATCGGGAGACTTGGTCTCAATTCCAACGGCGTGTGCGGTCGAATCGACGTGGAACGTGTTTTCATCAACTGTAAGGTCACCCGACGTGTACACGTTACCAACCACATGGAGGTTCGCGTCAGGAGTCTTGGTCTCGACTCCGACACTATGTGTCGTCGCATCCACATGGAGTGTATTATCATCAATGGTCAAGTCCCCAGAAACATAGACATTACCCACAACATGTAAATTGGCATCCGGGCTCTTGGTCTCGACTCCGACACTATGTGTCGTCGCATCCACATGGAACGTGTCATCATCAACGGTCAAGTTTGAAGAAACATACACGTTACCCACAACATGTAAATTAGCATCGGGGCTCTTGGTCTCGACTCCGACACTATGTGTCGTCGCATCGACATGGAACGTGTCATCATCAACGGTCAAGTTTGAAGAAACATACACATTCCCGACCACGTGGAGTTTAGCATCAGGTACTTTCGTCCCAAGACCGATGGATTGTGTACTCGCTTCGACGTGTAGCGCATCCGTGGCCACGGTAAGGTCGTCGGACATGTAGACATTACCGACGACATGAAGTTCGGCATCTGGGTTCTTTGTTTTGATCCCAACACGTTCAGTTCCAGCTTCGACGTGGAGTGTATTCGTCGCGACGGTTAAATCATCGGACACATACACGTTACCAACAACGTGGAGGTTAGCATCAGGATTCACTGTCCCAACTCCAACGGAGTTGTACTCCGCATCAACATGAAGGGTATTTATCGCGACGGTCAAATTACTGGAAACATAGACATTACCTACAACATGAAGGTTCGCATCCGGGTCCTTGGTCTCAATACCGACGGAGTGTGTCAGAACATCCACATGTAGAGTATCTTCATCCACAGTTAAGTTCGAGCTCACATAGACGTTACCTACAACGTGAAGGTTCGCATCCGGATCCTTAGTCTCAATACCGACGGAGTGTGTCAGAACATCCACATGAAACGTATCGTCATCAACAGTTAAGTTCGAGCTCACATAGACGTTACCTACAACGTGAAGGTTCGCGTCAGGTTCCTTGGTCTCAATACCGATGGAGTGTGTCAGTACATCCACATGAAACGTATCGTCATCAACGGTGAGGTTCGAGCTCACATAGACGTTACCTACAACATGAAGGTTCGCGTCAGGTTCCTTGGTCTCAATACCGATGGAGTGTGTCAGTACATCCACATGGAACGTGTCTTCATCAACGGTGAGGTTCGAGCTCACATAGACGTTACCAACAACGTGTAAATTAGCATCCGGATCCTTAGTCTCAATACCGATGGAGTGTGTCAGTACATCCACATGTAGAGTATCTTCATCAACGGTCAAGTTTGAAGACACATAGACATTTCCTCCAACGTGAAGTTCCGCATGTGGATCTGTCACTTTGATACCGACTTTGTCCCCCACAGAAAGAATATCTGTCGTGTGTGTATTTCCGGTCACGTATAGAATATTTGAACCGAATTCATCCACGAAAAGGTTTGACCCCACATCCAATGTATGGGTCGGTGTCACATTCAGAATACCCACATTGGATTCTGTGAGGACTCTACCGTATACTCGAACATCGAGTGTTTCATCTGTGTTTGGAACAATGGTCGAACCGAATGAACTGCTGTCCGTGTACGCCAACACGAGTTCGTTCGAACCTTCCCGAAATCCCATGGCGACATTCGACAATGGGCGATACATGATGATACCGAGATCTGAAGAAACGTTATTTTTTCCGAGTTCTATGATTGGATCTTTTACAACAGTGTTTACAGTATTCACTGTTGTGAGCGCCCCATTCACTGTCATGTTCCCATCCACCACCAAATTATCTTGAACATATGTATTTCCCAAAACAGTGAGAAGGTTTGAACCTTCAATGTCTATATTAAATGTCGAACCTACATCGAGTGTGTGAATGGGGGACCCATTAGCTACACCAACATTGGAGAGAGTCGTGACAGAAGTAATCGCGTTATTGAACGAGACTGTATTTGCGGTAACATTACCGTTAATCACAGCAGCTTCGAGTGTAAAATTGAGAATATCTTCAGCAATAGCCCCCGAGTCCATCACTTCTTTCGTGATTTGATTATACGCCAATACCGTGATATTCCGGTCTGTGAGATCCGTACGTATCCGTAGAGGTGTCATATACACAGAATCCGAAAAGGGTATATCAATCTGTGTGTCACTCGCGTTGAACACGATCGTATTTTCCGCCTGGTCATCGGTACAGTTTTTACCGAACCTAATCTTGGTGGAACGTTCCACTGTCGGCAAGTTCTTGACCATTTAATATAGAATGTCATTTTAATTTGCGTACAAGAGACCAGCCATACCGTTCTCGATACGGAGGATGTTATAATTGACCGCATAGATAGGGTCGTTGATAGGTAAGTCTTCGCTCATGATCTTGGCTGAAGAGAGACGACTGAAATTGAGAGTCCCTGTGGGTTGAAGGGAACTCGTTGATAAACAGAAGCAGTACAAGAAGAAATCGGGAGAAGTTACAAAGTTTGTGTGGTAATAATTCATGACATCAATGTAATGTGGTTTCCCCCATTTATAGTTACTGACGTCCAAACCATTAATGTTGAGTTTGACTTTATTAGATGTGGAGGTGAGTGCCCCATCTGTAGTCGTATCTGAAGATGCGAGATACTTGACAGGATGGTTAAATGTCAAGTCTTGTATGATCGTACCAGAAGCGATATTTTTCTGAACCTGTGTGATCAGGAGGTCATGCTTACGGGAAGCGATGTTCCCACGCTCTTCGTTATCGAGGTAATAATAGTTGGCGTAGCACTCGATGTTATAATCGGACGCCGCAGTGGCCCAATGAATACGAATTTCAACGTTGTGGTAATTGAGTGCCACGAGAGGGATGGCACATTGGGGTCCTTCACAAAAGAAGAACCGAAGAGGGTAAAAATACGATCGAGCGCTCACACCTGGATGTGTTCCGTTCGCACTCTTGGAAACATTCTGGGCGAACGTATCGATGGCAATCTTTTCCGTGAAGATCGAATCTTGGGAATCAATCAGAGACCCCCCGATATAGAGTTCCACTTTATCGATGATCGTGTCCCATCGCTGAATGTCGAGGGCTTGGGCGGTATCGTCGATCGTGAAATAGACATAACCGAGAAGGTCTCCAGATCGTTCGAATTGAACGCTGGACATAGAATTGTTTTTCACTGCTCCATGGATAGTTTGTTTTTCGATGGACTGTGAAAAATTAGCATGTCGCTTGAATGTTGAACTAAAGAAAGATATTTCAGGATTGCCTATGATGTATTCATCCTGGGCACCGATAGCGATCAATTGAACAATACCAGCGGACATGGTATACTACTTTAACGGGAGAAAATTACAAATTAGGTTTTCTACACACGAAACGAATTACGAGAAAGTTTTTATCACTGGCACCCGTGCGAGCGATCGTGGTACCATCTTGGTTACGAATAGTGACATTGAAACGATCGACTCGACGAATCGGATCTATGTATTGTGTCGCAACTGGATAGTCATCCTTGAAGGTTACAAAATTGTCTTCAGACTTTACGAGACTCGCAAACGAACCGCGAAGAATACTGAGCGGAGCCTGTCCATCATACACATTGGAGGTGCGATCACTGAAAATGGAGTCCAGCTGTTCGATTGATACATAACAATGTTCGGTGGCGACTGTCGTGTTAATACGAGCAGTGAGAAGTTTCGCTTGAACAACATTCTTCAGTGGCTGACTCAGAAAACATGTGAATGTATTAGCACTGTCTTGTCCAATAGTGTCAATTGTGATGGTGTGATACTCATAATTGAGGTCAGGAATCGATTCCGTCGGCGAAGTGATGAGAGCCATTTATAGTTAGCTTAGATTAAAGATCCACCGATCCCATCCGCGATTTCATAGTTTGCGAGATCGGACACAAACTTTTGAGCGCCACATAAGCCACCTGGGGTCAGGGACTTGGTGTAAGGGCTTCCACCCTTGCGACCCGGGGTACATTCGACCTTGTGTTCCAGGTCGAAGATGGAGCCTTCGCGAATGGGGGTCACTTTGATTGGCCTGGGCTGGTACTTACTGGTGTCACGGGTCATGGTGAGTACGACGATGATGAACATCAAGACACCGATGGACATGAGTGCATTGCGGTTCGTCTTGTTGAGGTTGAACATTTACTATAGGGTTATATTTTTTTAAAGTGCGTTAAAGGTAATTTTTTAGTTTCCATATAGAGAGTAGATGGACGAGGAAATCGTACTCGACCGCGGAACGACGAATGTTATGAAATTGGACGCCGATGAGCAGGCACTCATGGATGAGATTCAAATTTCGGTACCTCGCCCCAAACCTGTGCCACGACCTACAGCATATAATGCCCCGCCCCAGCGACAACAGCATCAGGAAGCTATGGATGCGTTCGTAAATCCCAATAAACAGTCAGCTCCTCAGCAGCCCACACAAGATGAAGAGATTGATTACGGTGAGGATGAGCCCGCATTTTATGATGATGAGCCCATGGGTCCCGGATCCCAGGAAGAACAACCTTCCAAGGGATATACGTCAGTGGATGAGGAAAAGTCTGATCTTCTCAACAAGTTAGCTCGTCTGGAGAAGAAGGGTTTTGCGGTTAATAAGAGACTGACCGCATACTCGAACGTGGATGAACTTAGGGCAGAGGTCAAGCGAATCACCTATAGCATTGATGTAGAACAATCGATCCGGTTCTCTCGACGAATGCTCGTCGCGTGTGTGACCGGTCTGGAATTTCTCAATAAGAGGTACAACCCTTTCGAGATTCAACTCGAGGGTTGGTCTGAGTCTATCATGGAAAATACGGATGATTACGATGGTGTTTTTGAGGAACTGTACGTGAAGTATCGATCGAAGGTCAATGTCGCCCCAGAAATCAAACTGATCATGATGTTGGGTGGTTCGGCGATGATGTTCCACTTGACCAACAGTATGTTCAAGTCTGTCATGCCCAACATGAACGATGTGATGAAACAGAATCCAGACTTGGTGAAGAACATGATGGCGGCTGTACAGAATACCACACGAGCCCCTGGTGGTCCCGCCACTGATGCGCCAGTAGGAGGAACAGGTAATTATGAGATGCAGGGTCCCGGTGTGGATATTTCCAGTCTCATGGGTGGTATTATGATGCCTCCTCCGCCACCGATGAACACGATGATGGGTGGAGGTGTTCAGGAGAGTATCGCGGACGATGATGATATGTCGGATATCATGTCCATCTCTGGTGACTCTACCGGGGGTGAGGTCAAGGATGTGAATGTTGGTGCTACTAAACCCAAGCGAACCAGGCGAAAAAAGAAGACGGAAATTAATCTCTAATTACTATATAAATGATAGCGTACTGCCCGCTGGAGGAACTGGATCCTCCTGTTCGGCAGGAGAAGCCTGTCATGAAAGAGGTAGAACCTCTCATTGGGCTTGAAGAAACTGAATTGAATTATGTCATCATGGCGTTCATTGCCGGCGTTGTTTTACTTGCCGTCTCTGATGTCATCAGGGCATAAATGTATATTGTATTTACCGTGGGGTATAGTCCCTCATAGTAAATTTAATAACCGAAAGAGGTTGGTATTTCTTCACTCGAAAAGTCATCCGGACCTCCTGTATTACCCGTGAAGAGCCCCAAGACTCCTCCATTTTTAGAAGTTACGAGTTCTACATATATATCATACGAATATTGACGATCGGCCGATGGATCGAAAGGTGTGATGATGAGCCCCTTTGTTCCCACGGATACAGTTGAGCTCCACGGGTACTCTGTATCCGCACTAAATATATTTTTGGTTCCCACTGCGATGATTTCATCGAGCGCACCTGTTGATTCATCGTGTGTCCCACCTTGAACTTCTAAAACGATCGTACTCATATCACGGACAGAGGCACTATCCAATCGTCTTACCATGGCAATTATCTTCGCATAGAACGCCCCATTTCCAAATCGGAACTGGATATCTTTGGATTTACTATCAAGTCGTATCAACGTTTTTGAATATCTTTTACATGCGACTTCATTCGAACCTGAGATAAAGCCACCACCGACATGAAGTGCTGTGTTCGCGGTCGCCTCACCGAGATCGACGGCGACTTGGTTACCCAGATCGATCTTACCATCGATTGAGAGATCACCCGTGATTTCAAGGTTACTGTTTATGATCATCTCATTCGAATATGGGTCGATATACACGTTACCCGAAACGTCACCGTAAATATTGGAGACACCCCCAGTTGTTTTGATTTCTATTATCGCATTACTGGAGGTCGCACTCTCTACGCGAGCGGTTCCATTATAGACATGGAATTGTGTCATGGGTGCGGAGGTTCCCACACCGACATTACTCGTGTGTATCACGTGAAGACCGTCAGCCTCGGCGCCATTGTTCATGCCACCCACGACGATACCATGAATCGACCCAGATTCACTGTATCCTCTCACGTACCCACCATAGTTATTATTTGTGTTCAAACGAATACCGGTTTTCGTGTTGGTTCCAGGACTTTCGAGTTTAAGAACGTCTATGTCTGCTGTCACACCCGAATAGATGTGTACATTCGCAGTCGGTGCGCTTGTTCCAAATCCGATGAGACCCTCGTGTGTGAAACGAGCGTATTCAATGTCATTTTGTTTAAACACAATCGGTGATGTACCTAAACTATCGAATGTGTTGTTGAAACCACCAGACGTGAATATATCCAAGTTACCAAACTTCAGTTTCTGTGTCGAACCAAACTCTAAACCGCCATTCACGAAAAGAGTCGTACCCGCATCAAGCGCCGTTTCTCGGACAGGGTTAGGATCACCCATCATGATTTTACCATCAGTACGTAAGAGCATTGAACGACTGAGATTTGATCCGTTTTTTATAGCATCTTCAATCAATTGACCTGTTATAGGTGTATTCGTGGAGTATATTTGGAACAAGTGTTCAGCTGCTATGGACCTGATTCGATCGGGACCCGCACCTGAAGTCGAATCTGTCCCTTTAAAGAACAATAATTCGGATATACCGTCATCGGCATCGTATAACCGCTCACGTATAAACGTGTTACCAAATTCGTCATTGAGAACACCACCAAAGGTTAATTGGGTTCCTATGGTTACGTTCCCCTTGACTTCGAGTTTATCCCGGGGTGCGTCCGTACCGATTCCCACGTTGCGGTCACTGTCACTTATATACAATGCTATCGCAGTTGGATCTACAACCTGTTCATGATTTTGTGAGATTCTGAAATCGTTATTATTCGCGACACCGACGGACCAACCCGAGCGGTTGGCACCATCACTCAAAATGTAACTGGAAAATGCATTTCCCACGAGTGATTCAGCTTGTGCGGACATGATGGAATCTCCATTATCGTGATTATGTACGAGTAATCCATTTGTTTCTGGGTTACCTATACCGGTACATTTAACTTCCAAATACGCTGTAGGTTGTGTGTGACCGATACCAACACGTCCGTCTGCGCGTAGTGTCAAAACTTCGGTTTCATCTGTGTATCTATCATCTGATAAAAATATATCAAGTTTAGATCTAGATTTACCCGATTCGAGGTCATATTTTCCCATTTTAAAAGTCGCACGCACGCCATCACGAACAGATGTACCCTCCCGTGTTAAATGCATTACATTTTTCACATCAAGCGTACTATTACTTATCGCCGTCGTGTTAGAAACGACCAATGGCGTTCCATTGACATCAAAACTATTGTCATATTGGACC